GAAATTTGTTGGTGGTGGTGCTGTCAGAGGCAATATTAATCTTATTGGTTGCGATGTTTATGATTTATTGCATTTACCTAATTTAATTGTTTGTGAGGGGTACGCAACAGGAGCTTCGATATACGAGGCTACAGGTGTTCCTTGCATGATAGTATTTAGTGCCAATTTCTGTTTAACAGCGTGTACGAGACTGCGTGAGATAACAGGTCATAGCACAACGAAGCTAATTTTAGCGTTAGACAATGATGAAAACCAAGTTGGCAATACAAAAGCCAATGAAGTTGCGACAGCAATACCAAATTGCGTTGTAAGATTGCCAAGTGTTATTGGTGATTACAACGATTTAGCAAGTCAAAAGGGGAATGAGCAAGTCAAACTAGAGCTTATGGACAGTAAGTTCAATGTTCGTCAATTTGCCATTCGAAATCTTGTAAACTCTCCTCCTCAGATCGAGTGGTTGATTGATTCGTTTGTTCCCCTTGCCAAGCCTGGAATTTTGGCTGCTGTTGGAGGTGTCGGTAAAAGTATGTCAATGATTCAACTAAGTCTAGCAGTAGCAACTGGCGGTACTTGGTGGGGTAAAAAGATACTGCAACAAGGCAATGCAATTATTTGGTCTAGCGAAGATTCATTAGATGAAATCCACAGAAGGATTGATGCTCTTGATCCTTTAGGCAGGCGATTTGATTCTCCATACGATGTATTTGTTGTACCTATTCCCGATATGAAAGAGCCAATGATATTGCTTAGAGAAGAAGGCATTACGCCAACTGGTCAAGAAGTCATGGAGGAGATGTTAGGTATTCCTAATTTAAAACTATGTGTATTTGATCCTTTGCAAGCCTTTGTTACAGCCAATATTAGTTCTGATAACCAAGCGGGCCAGTTATGGGGAAGTTATTGTTCAAACATTAGTGCAAGAATAGGTTGTAGCACGATTACAGTTCATCATTTATCTAAAACTGCCCTTACCAATGATTCTGACGATGCCATGAGTCATAGATCAGAGATACGAGGAGCTAGTTCGATTGTAGATAGCGTTAGATTTGCGATAGCCATGTGGATTACTGATGAAGAAACCACAGAGAAAATATGCACAGAACAAGGCATTGACTATGATCGTATGGCGGTGGTCAAAGCTGGCATGGTGAAGTCAAACTCTGGTAATGTAGATTATGCGGTTAAGACTCTTATCAGAAAGAAAGCAGTATTAGAGTTATTAGACGATAAAAAGGTGTTTGAATGGAATTAAAGAAAGATACAGTTAAGGCAGTCATATTTATAGAGGATGCAATTAATCTCAGCCATGATGCGTTAAAGAAAAAGTTTAAAGAGGCGGTTGATAATAACACTATTAACCATTTTGAAATTAAAACGAGAGGTACAAAAAATGATTAATTATCCGTGCGGTTGGTTTGATGTTGAACAATTACCAGGAGGATCGAGAGCAAAATGAAATGTTTTAACTGTAATGCCAATATGAAGTTGGAAAGAGAAAAGAATATTAGTCGATATAACCATTGTTTCGATCTAAAACTTAGTTTTAGTTGTCTTGAATGTGGAGCTGTCGTTAATGCTTATCCACCAAAAGACGATGCAATTAAATTAGGAGAACAACATCATGGGTAAAGGTGATATGCCAAGGCCAGGATCTTATTCGCAAGAATATAAAGATAATTGGGAACGTATTTTTGGTAAAAAGAAGAAGCAAAAAGAGGCTGAAAAGACCAAAAAAGATGCGAAGTAATTCGGCATATGCCTGTGCATTAAATGGCATATGTGTGTGCAATAAAAAGCATATGGGTGTGCATACATCCTATAATCTATAAACTAGAGAGATTGACGCTAAAGCGTCATATCTCTGGAGGAAAATATAGGTAAAGTTTAAGGATAAATTTAATGTGTAATTGTATATAAGGCTTCGCAAAAAAAGAGGGGAACAATGAAACAATTAAGAGATAGGATGATAGAAGTTAGAGATACTTTATATAAGTCGAAGAGGCAAAAGGGGTTTATGTCTTTGTGGCTAACAAGCCAACTTAATACATTATTAGTATTAGAAATCGCGATAGCAGAGTTAGGAGGAGACAGGCTAAATTTCGAGAGGTTGGTAAAGCTATTGCCTTATAGTTTGGGAAGTCGGTCAACTGTAGGTTATGTGCTAGATGATTTTGTTAGGTTGAAGTATTTAGTGAAGAACGTGGGAAGCGATAAGAGAAAGAGAGTTTATAGTGTTTGTCCAACATCTATGAAGTTGCTTGATAATTGGTTTAAGGAAAGGGCGATTAGTCTAAGAGAGGTTGCCTAGTTGGATGCTTACTGGTGGATAACAACGGATGCAGTAGCGAAAGATAGTGGTTTGGTTGCTTTTGCGGTTAGCAAAAGATACGAGAAGAATTACGGGAAGTTAAAGCACGTCAGTTGGAAGTGGTATCGTAAACAGATCGATAGGAAAGATATTGGCTTAAGAGAGAAAATGGTTTTATGGTGTTTGCTGGAGCGATATTCAATGCGGTCTTTTTCATCGCATGATAGTGGTGGTTATATTGCCTTGATGCTGGGTAGTCATAGAAACACGATTAACAAAGCGATTCAAAAGTTAATGGATGCAAAGATTATTTGGTGTGCGATAGAGGGCGAGAGGGTAATGCTGACGAAGTTAGAGAGGGGGAAACAGCATAAGCACTTTTTACCTGTTGGTTTGAGCGTTATGCTGTCCGAGGAGAGTTAGTTATAGGCCCTCAAAGTATCGTATAGCTATATAAATAGCGATTACGATTGTTAGCCATATTAAAAAACCTATACCGAAAATGAAGCCGATTATTTCAATCATTTAAAACCTTGGTTTTCTTGCGTTTGTCTCTTGGATATTCAATAACTACTCTACCGCTTGCAAAGCGTGTCTCTATTCTGCCTGCTCTTATATCGAGCATGGTTATCTGTCCGTCAAGCTGTTCTTGGTCTAAGCGTTGGCGTTGTTCTTCTACTTTGTCGCTGTGCTGTGTCATGATTTCACCTCTTGCAAATTGTAGGCCCTAGCAAATGAATTATCTTTTTCTGAATATTCAGAATTAAGTTGTATTATTGCTCCGTTTGGTACTGCTGGACATTCTGGGTGCAAGTCAGCTCCTAGCATTACTTTTTTATTTTCTCCAATAAATACTGTTATTCGATCTGAAAATATATTTATCAGTTGGCACATATCGACAAGCGATAATTGATTTGCGATCTCTATTAAATCGCCTTTATATTGTTTTTCCTTTCCTTTTGGCATTTTTAGTTCCTCCTATTGAAATGCTATTTGCTTAATTAAGTTTTCTATTATTACTAAAGTTTTTTTATCCTCAATCGTTGGCTTTGGCTTATTTAGTAATGGTTTGCCTAAGTCAGATAATGATTTGATTAAAACTTCTTGGCTGTTATCTGGTGGAATGACGGAAACAAGATTTTTAGAATATGTAGAATCAATATGCCAGTCATGGCCATTCATACTTAAATTATCTATGGCTTTTGTTAAAACTTCCTTATCTTGTTCTGTTACTTGTAATTTAATTAATGCCATCAGATCACCGCCTTAACAATAATAATTAAACAAAAAACCATGAGAGCAACAAAGATCAGATTTTCTGTGATCTCTCTTGCTACATCGTGCCATGCTTTAATTGGGCGGGGTTTGTGTAGTTTGTGCGCGTAGTCTTTCATTGGTTCACCTTTTTAATAATTTTTACGGGTTGCAAGTAAGTGCCTATTGATTCTTTAAACATGGTTATATGTTTAACTCCATCAATAGTTATTCTTCTCCCTGTTTTCCCTCTTCTGACCCATTCATTTTTGGTTATTTCAACATATTTTGTCATTTAAGCTACCTCTTCAAGTTCATCTTCAAGAAGTAAAACCATTTGAGCCATAAAGGAAAAATAGTTTTCACATACGCGATCTTCTAACGCTTGTGATGGGTTGCTATCTATTGAACCCATTTCTTTGGCTAGTTCGATAATGTCAAAATATGTATATGGAATGTTAATGGCTAAACCGCTTAACCATTCCTCCATGGCTTTATATTTGCCTACTCTTTGAATGTTCCAACCATATTCTGAATTGAACCTATTAAATAAATATTGAATCTTCTGATCTCTTGTTAGTTCTTGGTTAATAAGGTCATCTTCTGAATCAATACAGTCAAGAATATAATTCTTATAATTCTCTTTATATTTAGTGTGATGTAATTTACTCATTTTATCTCCTCTTTAATAATGAATAAGATAATTATCAGTCATGTTAGATCATATTGCAAGCTATCTAGTGCAAATAATGGCTGTTTTTCTAGGTTATTTATGAAAAAGCCTATAAAATGGGGATTTTAAAGGAGCAAAAAAAAATCAATTATGGAGCAAAAAACATCTAAAAAAGACCATAAACCTATAAAAAAAGTAGGTAGAAAGAGAATAGATATAGATTTAGAGCAAGTGGAAAATCTGGCCTCTCGCGGTCTTGGAACAACTCAAATTGCCCGCGCTTTGGGCGTTTCATGGTCAACAATAGACCGCAACAGAAAAAGATCTGCTGATTTTGAGGAGTCTATAAAAAGGGGAAAGGCAAGAGGATTGGCGCAAGTAACAAATTCTCTTTTTACCTCGGCAACGGATGGCAACGTAACAGCGCAAATATTCTATTTAAAAAACCAGGATTCGCAGAACTGGAAAGATCGGCAAGAGGTGGTCAATGCTTCAATTAATTTAAATGATGTTTTATCTGGAGCAAAAACAAGAATTGGCAACCATACGACAACTGAAAGACAGCCAAAGATTATAGATGTTGTAAATACAAGCTCTCAGGGTGGGGAACATCTCGTATCTAAGAAGTTGCACAATAAAAAGAAGGGTTAGCGGTGGTTATATTTTATCTCCCCCAAATGAACAGCCACCAGCAAGGCATAGAAACCCTAGCGGATCGCTCCTCGCATCAAGTCCGCGTCATTCCTAGCCTTGCCCTGTTAGTTAGTACTTACTTACATAAGTTAGTACTTACTATCGCTGTATACCCCTCCCTTGCGTTTTGATGCGGGGGTAGCGTACAGGGAACTGTTAAACTAAAATTTTTTTATTTTTATGAAATACGGAGCAGAACAAGAAAAAGCATTGATGACTGAAATCTGGTCAATGAATGTTAAAGACGATCCCTACAACTTTGTTAAGTTCATCTTCCCCTGGGGAGAAAAGGACACCCCCCTCGAAGAATTTACAGGCCCTCGCAAGTGGCAAGAAAAAATTTTGCGGGATATTTCAATTAACATTCAACGCAACAACGGACAAGCAACACCAGATATGTTTAGACTCGCTGTTGCCTCTGGTCGTGGTATAGGAAAGTCAGCGTTAGTTGCATGGTTAATACTTTGGATGCTTTCAACCAGACTTGGTTCAACTACAATCGTAACAGCCAACACCGAACAACAGCTTAGAAGTAGAACTTGGGCGGAACTAGGTAAATGGCTAACCCTTTCCATTAACAATCATTGGTTTACAAAAACAGCTACCACAATTAAACCCGAAGCGTGGTTTGAAGAAGCACTAAAAAGGGATCTAAAAATAGATACTGGCTACTACTACGCACAAGCGCAGTTATGGAGTGAAGAAAACCCAGACGCATTTGCTGGTATTCACTCCAACTACGGAGTTTGTCTCATCATGGATGAGGCATCAGGTATACCAGCACCCATCTACAGCGTATCAGAGGGATTCTTTACTGAACCCACCGAAAACCGCTATTGGTTTACCTTCTCTAACCCACGCAGAAACACAGGGCCATTCTATGACAGCTTCCATTCTAAGCGTAAATTCTGGGAATTAGAGCAAATCGACTCACGCACAGTCGAAGGCACAGACCAAAACCTCTTCCAATCTATGCTTGAACAATATGGTGAAGATTCAACAGTCGCTAGAGTCGAAGTTCTAGGTGAGTTTCCCCATGCAGACGATGATGCGGTTATACCAATGGAACTTGCCAGAGCTGCATTAGGTAGAGATGTTGCGTTAACCTCAAGTGATCCGATAGTTTGGGGATTAGACGTAGCAAGATTTGGTGGTGATAACTCAGCACTATGTATTCGCCAGGGCAACACAGTTTTTGAAATTAAGACTTTTAAATCGATGGATTTAATGCAATTATGCGGTGCAGTTAAAAATCTATATGATGATGCAACTGCGATTAGCAAACCACAGGAAATCCTTGTAGACGTAATTGGCTTAGGTAGTGGTGTTGTTGACAGACTCTCAGAGCAAAATTTACCCGTCAGAGGTGTAAACGTAGCTGAGTCTCCAGCGACCAGTAAGAACTATCTTAACCTGAGAGCAGAATTGTGGTTTGCGATAAAAGATTGGTTGGCGCAACGTGATTGCCGACTTCCTTATGATGATGAGCTTGTAGCGGAATTGGTTGCGCCTTCCTACAAATATACATCAACAGGAAAAATAAAAATAGAGTCAAAAGAAGAAATGAAAAAAAGAGGAATCAAATCTCCAGACAAAGCAGATGCACTTGCATTAACCATGGCAAGTTCGGCTGCAAGTTTTGGTGGAAGCACCTCCTTTTTAGGTTATAATTTCAAAAAACCTTTAAAATCCAAAATTCTACGAGTAGGTTAATACATGGAATACAACAAAGAACAAGATACAGTTAGCCAAGAAGCTAACGAAGAAGAACTGCAAGGCATTTTAAAATCAGAGTTAGACGATGCTAGAGATTACATCGAGCAAGTAGGCGAAGATAGAGCTGAAGCAACTGAATATTATTTAGGTGAATCACCGCAAGGCCAAAGTTCCATGCAGTCAGAGTATGTTTCAACAGACGTTAGAGACAGCGTTTTATTTATGCTTCCGTCTATCATGCGTACTTTTTTTGGTACTAATAAAATTGTTGAGTTTGTACCTCGCAACGCAGAGGATATACCTCTTGCAACCCAACAAACCGACTACATCAATTACATCATTCAACAAAAGAACCCTGGGTTCAAAGTTATGTATGACGTATTTAAAGATGCGCTTATTAGAAAGACTGGTTTTGTTAAAGCCTATTGGGATGACAGTATTACTGCATCCACTCACGAATACACCAACGTATCACCAGAAGGTTATCAAGCTCTCATGTTAGATCCTGATGTTGAAATGGTTAAAGAGAAAGCAGAAAT